AATTAGTAAGGGCGCACTGTCGTGCGCCCTGTCAGATGGCAAGGATCAGAGATCAGCCGACAAAAGCGGGCCGGAAACCGATGCTCGCGATCGAGAGCGAGCGCGGGTAGTACAAGTTCAGCGCGCCCAGCCCGGCACCGGAGCCGCCGCTCCAGCTGCCGCCACGACACGGAAGGCGCTCGCCTGACGTGTTCGCGTAGAGCCGGCCCTGGGCTTCCGTTTCAGTCTGTGGGCTGACCATCAGGCGCTTCATTAGATCGCCTTCCGTGTAGCCTGCAGCCTTGGCAACCGCGTTCCATTCGCTATTGATGCTCACGTCTTCTGGCGTGCCCTGGGCATTGGCCAGGGTGAGTGTTCCCGCCACGTTATTCAGGAAGTGCCCGGCAGACAGCCAGTTTGCCTCATCGGCGGTGTAGGCGTTGTCGACGGTGCAGAAAATCTCACCGTCGATGATCTTGAACTGGTCCTGCCACTCCCAGACGTTGCCTACCAGATCCGCAATGCCAGCGGCGCTGCCATCGTGCCTCCAGCTGGCCGGGCCGCCGCCGGTTGCCGTGCGGCCACCCGATCCTGTGACCACGGCGGTTTCATGGTTGGCATCGTGGGCACGGCCGTAGTCGGTGTTGCCACGCGGAATGAAGCCGTTGACCTTGCACCACAGCGCGATGGCAGCCCATTCGTGCATGCTCATCATGTGCCAGCCCGGGCCCTTGTCGGCACACGCGGCCTTGGCGGTGTCGTAGTTGATCGATGTGCGCGGATCCTTTCCGGGCAGGCCCACGGCTCGGCCGTCGTGCAGGGAGGCCTGGTACTGGCTCACGAAGATTTCCGATTTCTCCTGGCCATCCACCAGGAAGGCGGTGGCCACGCCGGCGCCCAGTACGGTATCCAGGCCCAGGTCTTCGTAGCGGAACTTGGGAATTACCCGCATGAACGAGGGGTAGCCCTTATCGTCATACAGGACGGTGATGTGCCCGCCGGTAGCGGCTTCAACCTGCTGTCTCAGGCTGTCGGGTGTGAAGATGATAGACATCGCGCCTACTCCTTATCGTTGAATAGTCCAGAGGGTGATCACCACCTGGTCAGGGTTCAGCGGTACACGCTGCAGCTCGATGACCGGGTTGCCCTCGTCATCCACTTCGCCGGTGTCCACTTCTTCGGTGCGGTATGGCGGAATCTGCACAGAGGCCACCTGGAAGCCGGTGCTGCCTTCGGCAATATCGCCGCTGGCCGCCTGGCGCAGGTCGATCAGCTGTTCAGATTCTTTCTGCCGGGCTTCGGTGTCGTGGGTTTCGCCACCGATAATGACCAGCTTGCCGGATACCGATACATCCGGGTGCGGCCCTGGGCCGCGCGTGATGATTCTCATGCCTTTCTCCTTACTGTTGCATCAGGTGCGCCACATAGCGGACGCGGACAGAATCGGCCGAACCGCCCAGGTACACCCGGAAGGTGTTGCTGGCCCGGTCCTGGGCTTCGTGCTGAAGCGTGGGTTTCTCCCCGCCCAGGTAGTCGACGACATCCAGGGCCAGGTGATAGTTGCTGCCACCCATGACGCGCTCGAAATCCTGCTGCCTGAACGCGGGGGAGGTGTGCACCGATGGCCACTCCGGTTCGGTGCGTGCGACGTTGGTGATGGTTACGTCTTCCAGTTCCGGGGCGCTGGTGCCGGTGCTGCCGGCCGGAATGGACAGCGTTGCCAGTACCAGGGCATCGTCCGGGGCGCTTTCGTTCAGGTTGGTGACACCCAGCTGAACGCTGCCACTGATGATGGTCAGGTAGGCATCGGCGGTGGCGGATTCGGCGCTGGAGTTGCTGGGCACGCTGGCTGCGTTGTCGCCGGCGTTCACCGGCATTTCGCGGCCACGCATGAAGCACACGCCAGAGGCGATGTTCAGGTTACGGTTGGCGGTGGTCGACTTGCTGAGACCGCAGCCATTCTTGATGCCACGATTGACCAGCAAGAATTCACCCTCCTGGTGGCGCACGGTCTGCTGCCGGTCAAGCTCCTTGGTCACCAGTCCCACTTCGGAGGTGGCGCGCTCCACCGCTGCCCACAGTGCGTTCTGGCCGTCGGTGCCCACGGCTTCCAGATCCTGCTGGGCTGCGGCCAGCTGCTCTTTCAGCCATTCGGTGCGGTTGCCCAGCTGCTTTGCCTGGATGTTGCTGATACCGTCCGGGCCACCGATGACGGGGTCTTCCGGCTCGATCTGGTAGATACCGTTCACCCATGCCGGGGTGATGCTCAGGTTTGACATGATTTACCTCGCTTAAAACGTGATGGTCCAGGTGCCTTCCAGGCTGATATCGCTGTTCTTCTCGATACCGCCCCTAACTTTCCGGCTGAACAGCTCGCCGGAGGATGTCCTGAGCCCGAACTCCCGGATGGTGATTCCGTTTGCCTCGGTAGTGCTCAGGGCAAAGCTGAAACGCACTTTGCCGGGGGCCGGGTATGCGTGCCCGGAAAGCGGTCTCCAGTGCGGGGCTGTCAGGCCCGTGTCGTTTGGTGATGCCGGATCGGATCCGGTACCGAACCCGATATCGGTGACAGAATCACCGGAGCCGGCGCCGGCAATGAGTCGGGCCAGCATTTCCCGGGCGCCGTTGACGATCAGGTTTTCATCTTTCCACCAGTCCATCAGCAGGCCGTCAGAGGCGCGTACAACCGCCACTTCCAACGTGCCGCTAAGCTGGATTGATTCTTTAATGTCCATGGTTCCCCCGGATCAAATGTTCATGGCGTTGTGGGTGGTGCCGGCATGGCGGCTGGTGCCGACGTGAGCCAGGCGGCCATTGTGCGTTCTGCGTTCGATGACCGTGACCAGGCCGGCATCGATGGCAGCGGGCTGAAGGCTGCCGTGGCTCATCGCGCCATCGTGGCTGGCTGACCCCGCGTGAAACCCTTCAACCTGCTGGATGTCTGACGCCTGATACCGCAGCCCCAGAGCGTAGTCTTCCCACCGGTTATCGTGGCGAGCGCCGGTCACCTGCCATTCGTGGTGGGGCATCAGCCCGTCATGGGCTGCGTATCCGCTGTAGGCCAGCCGGCCGTCGAAGTAGGTGGCTTCCCGGGGCAGCTTGGACGCCTGGCTGTGATCGATGCTGCCGTCATAGCTAAGTCCGGCGGGGCGCACTTCCTCAAGGCTCTGGATCGCGGTAATGGCGTATTCGTCTGCCATTTCCAGGGCGTCGGATACAGAGGCCTGATAGGCCACTTCCCGGAGCACTGAGCGCACGGGCTTGGCACGGTTGATCAGCCTTACCAGGCGTTCGCGCTGCAGGCCACCAACGCCCTGGTTTTCGCCGATGTCGGCGATTACCCGGAACTGGGCCCAGCGGGAACCGCCGGAGTAGTCGTCTTCGCCGTTGTGCACCTCGGTGGCGTCGTATCTCAGGTGGGGCAGGCCTTCTTCAATGTAGGCATCAGCGTACCCCGCCGAACGCAGCGCCTCCCGGACAGCCCACACGGTGCCCCGGTGGCGGCGGATATCGGGGGTGGCGGCAATCACGTCGCGCTTCACCTGTTCCGTCCACTCGGAGCTCCATTCTTCAACGCCCACCGCATAGGCCAGCCAGGGCAGGAACGCTACGGGGCAGCGGTGCGGGTGCCACAGATCTGCCACCGGCACGTCAACCATCAGGGCGGCCCGAAGGGTTGCTTCCAGATCGCGCTCAAGCTCGGTGCTATTGGGTGGCAGCAGGCGTTTATTCACTGATCGTCACCTCTATGCTTTCGCACCAGGGCGCTTCCACGGCTGAGCACTCGATGTCTTGCGCGGGACTGGTGAGCGTTACCCGCTCCACCCCCTGCACGTACATGGCTGCCGCCAGAGCGTCTTTGATGATGTCTTCACCCAGGGCATGCCGCCCTTCGGTGTATTCCTCAGCTGCGCGGATGGCTTCATCACGGACCACAATCGGATCGGGGCCGGCGCGCAGTTCCAGTGACGCCTGAACGGTGTACGCCCGGATCAGGGCCGATTGCACCTGCACCTGGTCGTTCAGCGGGCGGGCCCGCTCAGCGTTGGTGCTGGCTTCCACCGCGCTGATCAGCTCAGCAGAAGCCTGCCCCGAGCCCTGACGGGACAGCACGGTAACCTGAACAATCCCGGCATAGCGGTTGATGGCAGTGACATCCTTGGCGTCTTCATGAGCACCGAGGGCGTGGTATCGGTAGCCGTTTTCGGATCCGGCGGTGGAGGGCGCGTCCATGGCCAGCATGATCCGGCGCTTGTAGTTCTGATCGGACTCCATGACAGCGTCCACGGGTGGATCCGCTTGCAGGTCTGCCGGCTGCAGGGTCAGGCGCTCGGTGTCGTAGTAGGTGATGCCGATATGGTCCAGGGTGTCGCCGGTGGCGTAGGCCAGCAGCAGGGAGCGGGCATCTTCCTGGAACTGCTGACGCTTGATCAGCCCGAAGTAGGCCGCGCTTTCCAGTAGTTTGGTGACCGGTTCGCTCTCCAGGTCGATCGTTTCCGCGGCCTGGGGGTGGCGCTGCAGGAAGTCCTGCCGGATTTCGTCCAGCAGCTGCTCGAAGCTGAGGGTTTCGATGATCTCAGGTGCGGGCAGTCTTGATAGGTCAATCTGGCTTGGCATTATGCGCCCCCGATCGGTACGTCAAAGCGTTGCTGTGATCCATCCGCAGCCCTGGTGGCTTCAACAGACAGGGTGGCCTGGCCGGTGCTGCTGACCGCCCGGGTCACCCGGTTGATCTTTACCCTGGGTTCCCACTGGGCGATCGCCACCACGGCTGCGCTGTAAAGTCGCAGCAGGTTGGCGTTGTTCAGCGGCTGGTCGATCAGGGCCGGAATCAGGGACCCGTAGTCACGGCGCATGACCCGTGAACCCAGCGGGGTGGCCAGGATATCGGTGATGCTTTGCCGGATGTGATCGTTCCCGGCCAATGAGCGCCCATCGGCTGCATTCATTCCCATCAGGTCACCTTGTAGGTTCCGGCGGAGGATCCGGCCGTAACCGGAACTTGTGCGTTTTGCTGAATCTCATCGACCACCGCCGTGGCGATGGCGTCGGCCATCCGCTCTACCCAGCTATGGGGGCCGGCAGTGGAAGCGCCGATTGCCTGCATTTCGCTAACAATCCGGCCTTTCAGTTGGTCTTTGCTCAGTGGCATCGCTATTTACCTGCCGTGACGGTGCTGGAGCCGTCGCCGTGGGGGTTGCCGGTGAAGTGGCAGATGTGGCCCTGGGTAACCACGCCTTTGCCGGCGTTGTGGTGGATCTTCTGGGCGTTGACCTTACAGACCTTGGACACATTGGCCGTGGCGTTGCCGGCAACCTCCAGATCACAGTTCCCGCCCACAGCGGTTTTTGCGTCTCCGCCGATGTTCACGGTGGCATCGCCGGTGACATTGATCGTGGCATCCCCGGCCAGGTGCACATCCAGCAGCTTCTTCTGGTGGTCGTAGGTGATGCGCGATCCATCCGGAAACTCACGGTGGCACAGGTCGGCGCTGTCCTTCGGGGCGTTACCGGCATAGATCCCCGTGAAAATGATCGCCTGGGCCAGATCGCCGGCCGGGGAGAACAGTACTACCTGTTCGCCAACGGTGGGCGGATCCCAGTCCAGGGTGGTGCCGGTTCGGGCCGATGCCCACGGGCGCCACCCGGTCAGGTTGTCCCCGGCTTTGACCCGCGCGCGGGCGCTGGTTACGTCCACTTCGGCAATGGTGCCGATGCGTACGATGTTGTTAATAAGCCGGAATGCTTCAGTGATCCTGTCCATAAACCCAGTTTGTCGCGGGGCCGGCAACAACAGGAAGCGGGGCCGGTTGTCCGGGGCTTTCTGACAAAAACGGGAGCTACGGGAATAGGTGTTCCAGGATCTTTTCGGTGATCATTTCCAGGTCTTCGCGGCTGGTGCCGATCAAGGGGCGGGCCGGGTAGTCGTAGACCGGGCCGTCCCGGTCCACCTTGGCGCGCAGGCCATAGTGGTGGGTGCGGGCGATGCGCCCGACAATGCCGCCGAATGCCAGGCCGGCGGAATCTGCGCTGGTGCGGATCTTGAGGTGCCGGGCGGTGCGGAGCTTGGTGAACATGGCCTTTTTCCGGATGCCCCCGCGTTTGCCCTTCAGCTTGCGGGGCTTTCTGGGCTCCCATGATTTTCCGTCCGGGCCTTCCTGCTTCTTCATCCGCTCCTGGTTGGACTTGCGCAGATCCCGGGAAATCGCTTTCATCAGCTTCCGGCGTTCGGCAGGCTCCATTTTCCGGAGCAATGGCTCTGCCCACCCGGCCAGTGCATCGATGTCGTCAGTCATCGAAAGGTACATCCTCTGTCAGACCATGCAGATCCATGATGATCTCCCATTCCGGGGCGTCCATCTCCATGGGCGGCTCTGGCAGTATGTGCTCAACGTCCAGGCCCGCTTCCGTGGCTTTGACAATCACCCTTTCGGTGACCTGGACGGTGATGGCGATGTCGTAGCTGTCGTTTTTCAGCAGTTCGGCTTCAAAACTCAGGGTGTTTTTGGGGTCGTGCCCCGGCTCCCGGATTTTCAGCCATGACAGCAACGGCAGGATGATGTCATCCACGGATCCGGTGTAGTCGGTGATGATCATCTGGATCGGGAAGGCGTACATATGGCTGAGGTTCGGGCCCTGCCAGAATTCAATACTGCCATCCTCGATGAAGGTAAGCAGCTTTTCCGGGTTGCGCTTCAGGGACGGCACGTTGGCCAGGATGTGCCCGCGCAGATCTTCCAGCTTCTTCATTCCGGCTCCGGTTTGCTCAGTGTTCGGGCTTGGGTTTCGCAGTCATCCACTTCGTCGGTGATTTCTGCCATGCGCTCGTTCAGGGTGTTCAGCTTCACCGCGTACTGGTCAATCAGATCCAGCAGGTTGTCGTTCTTTTTCAGGGGCGCCCGGCTTGGGTGGCGTTCCGGTATCGCCAGTGGCTTTACGTTCCCGCACACCAGGTAGTCCGTGGTCTGTATATAACGGACTTTCCCGGAGCATGCGGACAACAGCACCAGGCAGGTCAGCGCCAGCCCACTT